AGTGCTGGTAAATTGTGATCGCAATTTATTGGTATCATCGCCTGCACCAACAGCAACGTTTTTGGTAAGTATGTTAATCTTACGGGTCGGATTATAATTGAGTCCAGTGATTTCAAACCCAATTCTTGGTAGTGTAATTGCAGTGCTTGCTGGATCCGTCGTAGGAACCGAGGCAATACGAGCAAGGAATTTTTGTTTGGTGGAATATGCTAATGGAACACGAAGACTCTGTGCAAATTCACCAGCAGAGTTCTTGCGCTGCACAACTAGGTTGTTAAAGATAGTACCAAATGCAATAATCGCTTTGCGAATATGCGAGTGATAGAAAAATTTACCTGCGAACATTTACTTTCTCACTAAAACTTCGCCGAATGGATTGATAGACGTAAAGTCCAGAATTCCATCAGCATATGCAATATTGTCGTAATCTTCATTATTTGCCAGAGGATCAATATCAGTCACCGAGTAACCACCCAAGATTAGCGAATCGCCAGAATTTAATAGTAAATTAAATCCGCTATTCAACAAGAACTGGTATGCATATTGGTCCTGTGACTTATCGTCGATAACATCAATTTCTGGATTGCCAGTAATAAATCTTTCAGAACTATATTCGAAGACTTCACATTTCAGTTTGAATACGTTAATCTTGCCTAGTTGGTAGAACGGATTAAGAAAGTCAACAAACTTGATTTCAAAGAAAGTTTTGGTCTTTGGAAAATATAGAATGTCACCTTCTGACGGTCTTGTTGTCAGTTGTAGATTCTCGGCGTTATTCGCGACTGATTCTTCCCAACGTCTCTTAGAAACTACAAAACTTGCAGATGCTCTAAACTCAAATCCGAACTTAGTGAACAGATCGCCCTCACCCTCAAATCCTTCTACATTCTCTAGATACATTTCCAGAGGATAGAATTGACTGAAATATGATAGAGGATCTTCGCCGAAAATTGGATCTTGGTTAGCAATAGTTCTCGGAAGATAGTAAACATCGTGACCATAAATCTTCAAACTTTCAATGACAAGATCCTCCACCAAACGTTGTTCGTTTGTGGTTCCCGATGTATTTCCAGATTGAAAGTAGAAGTTAGTAGGCATCTATTATCCTGTATAAAAATCGACAGGAAGTTCCGACTTGAGTTGCATTTCGTTTTCGATTTGTTTAATCTCGTCGACTGCTTCGTCATAGACTTGTTGACCGTTTAGAACAACACCACCTGGAAGTTGGATTCCACCGAACTTCTTCATGTTCTCACCCCATTGACGTTTAATCAATGCAGTGGTATACATTTTCAAGAACATGTCATTATAGACTTTAGTATATTCTGATGGATCTAGAATACGATAACACTCGACGATAATGTGGTCACCGACTTGGAAAGTATCGTTCCAATTTACGTCGATATAAAGTTTATCTGTTTTTCTGTTGAACCTAATCGAACGCTGTCCAGGAAAAATCTGGTCATACATTTGCAGAGTTGTTTTAACTTGCGCATAGTAGATAAGGTCTGCTGCCAAAAGATTATACATGTCGTTAAGTCTAAATTGATAGACCAAGTTGAACATGTTATTTGGATTTTCCATACCATCTCCAGGAGCATTGAAATTGAACATCTTGATGATGCCAATTACTGAGTCTGGAATAGGAATATATTGTTTATCTACATCACCTGGAGTATAGAAGTTTGTCGTCGCAAGTGCGCGAGTGAACCCTGAAGTAAGACCAGTTACATTTTCACCTGCTTGGAATACACCCTTTGTCGTATCAGTTGTGGCAGTAGTTCCATTAAGCGAAAGTAAATAACAAGATGCACCTGATGTTTCCCCGACGATTTTTTCGCCGAGTTCAAATGACGGAGAACTTAGTCCACTAAATTTGAGAGTGTTGCCCGTGATTTGATGCTTCAGATAAGTTCTTTCAACACCATCGAAATGGTATTCTTGAAAATACTGTAGTGCATCATCGACACGATCTTCTATTTGATCTTCGTCGACATTAATTTCAATTACTGGAAACCCAAGTCTACGAAGGCAGTAATCAATTAGTCCTTGTCTGGATGAAATGGTCATTTGTTATCCTCTATTTCGGACTATTTATAATGATCCCATGTCATACACTGTAGGATCTACCCCTGCAAGATCGCCTAAATCGATTGTTCCTGGAATAGTAAAGAAATCTGGATTATATCCACCGACTTCGATAATACTTCCGTCGGTTTTTTTAGAATATAATGTTCCGTCTGCTAAGTTTACTGCAAGTTCTCCGACTGCAATTTGTCCTGCGGTGGGGACTGCATTAGAAGTTTCACTTCTTTTGAGTTGGATTACTGTTGTCATAATTAATTCAATAGAGTTCCTGCTGCATCATAGATATTGATTCTGAAATATGCGCTTGAGTTTCCGTCAAGAAGATCCGCATCTAGACCAGATCCAGTACCATCAACGGTTTTAATTGCATCAAGCATATTCGTAGCGGTAAACGATCCACCCAGAGAAACTGCAGTTCCTGCTAAAGTGATTGCGCTGTTTGCTAGTTTATTATTAGCAATTGAACCAGCAAGCATCGTATTGGTAACTGAACTAGTATCAGTAGTATAGACACCGTTAGTTACGGATGACGCATTACCTGTGAGAGCGCCCACGAATGCAGTTGAAGTGACCGAAGTCAATCCAGCAAAGGTTGTTACAGTTCCGCCAAGACTTACATCTGTCGAACCAATTGTGACTTTGCTATTTGTTAGAGAAGCATTGCCGATATTCGATAGGGTATTTGATGCACCACTGATTGTTTTATTGGTTAATGTATCAGTAGTAGCACGTCCGACCAGTGTATCCGTGCTTGTTGGTAAAGTCAGCGTACCAGTGTTAACAATACTACCAATTACAGGACTTGTTAGAGTCTTGTTTGTAAGAGTTTGCGTTGCTGTAGTGCCAACAACTGGAATATAGTTGGTGCCATCTACTGTGTATTCCCAGACATCACTGGTTTCATTCCACTGAAATGCAACATTAGTAGAAGTACCACGTTCGACTTCGATACCAGCATTTTGTGAAGGAGTTCCCGCTTCGTTACTATTTAAAGTAATGATATTATCAGCAAGATTGATTGTTTCGGTATTTACTGTAGTTGTGGTTCCAGAAACAGTTAGATTGCCGCTTACCGTGACATCATTAAAAGTAACATTAGATGCAGTCCCAACTGCCTGACCAATAGCAATTTGACCGCTGGTAATAGTAACACCAGTTCCAGCGCTGATATGAGCGCGAACATCTGTTGCACTTGGACCAGTATAAGTAATTACACCCGTCGAACTGTTATATGCTAGTGAACCATCACCACCAGAGTCAGTTACAGATACAGCACCACGGGCAAGAGCATCTGTATATTGAGTAATGGTGGATGAAATTGCGCCACTAGTAATACTAATACCTGTGCTTGCGCTAAATGCATCTCTTGCTCTGGTAGTTGTAAAGTAGAGGTTTGTTGAACCTTCTGTGATTTCGTCACTGTTATCTTTAGTCTGAATTGCTGAAGTAACATATGCTTCAGTTGCCAGAGGTTTGCCACCAGCAGTGGTACCATCATGAACAACTACAGTATCTTTTGTTGTGTCGACAGTGACTTCACCAACAGCACCCGTAAAGGTTGAGTGCTGAACGGTAGTTCCTCTTCTAAGTTGTAAAATCGTTGCCATTTTTATCTCCTAATCCACCCTATTTAGGTAGTATATGTTCCACCATCTAGAATGGCACCGTCCTTGATATTTGCTAGAGTGTTCTTTAACAACTCATGTCCACCAGCAGTCGAACCATCATGCACTCTTATCGTATTGTTTGTAGTGTCTATGGTAATCTCCGCTTCAGCGCCCGTAAAGGTATTGTGTTGGGTGGAAGTACCTCTTCTCAGTTTGACTCTTGCTGCCATCAGATGCTCCCATAATCGATCGAGTTGTACTCAAAAACATTGTCGGTAATAAGACCATAATCTAAATCTGCGTTTTGATTTAGGCGAACGACCGCGACACCTGGAGTTGTTGTGGTATCAACAACGAAATCCCCGAAGATGGTGTCCGCGAAAGAGATGGTCGTCACCCCCGCATCCGCCCCACCATCATTTACTGCGACTCCGCCGAGACCAACAACTGTTCCGTCGGTCTTTTTAGAGTAAATTTTCTTGTCTACTAAATTAACAGCGAGTTCGCCAATCGCTAGATCTACACCAGTTGGTGCTGCTCCAGGAGTCTCACTACGCTTTATCTGTACTATTGTCGACATCTAAATCCTCTTCCCCGATAGAATACTCTTCAGAGGTGCCAAACGCCAAACTGCCTTCAAGGTCAACATAATTCCCATTGGGTTTTGGTTGATTCTTTTCGTGCTCCAGAATTTGATTTTTCTGCGTAAGATCTGCTACCGTTTCATTTGCCATGGTAAGTTGTGTACTCAGCATGATATTATCAAGTGTTAACGCCTTCAGTCGTTCTGCAAGATTGGCAATATACGAGTTAATAAATTTTGTTTGGTCCATTATGTATCTCCACAAAGTTGGGGTGGGATTGTCCCACCCCATTCTTATCTATTTATTAGTATGTTCCACCGTCGATATTACCGAACGAAGGAGCAGCACCTGAACCACCAGATAGAAGAACTTGACCCGCAGTTCCCGCAGCGGTAACTCCGAGCGCAGAAGTACCATTACCGAACATAACACCGTTAGCAGTAAACGTTGCCGCACCAGTACCACCGTTTGGAACAGTGATTGCTGAAGCAAGCGACGAAACAGTTCCGCCTTCAAGGTTAGCAACAAGAGTAGCAATGGTGTAACCAGTTGCCGCTGTGTTAACAGTTGTGGTTGGAGCAGCTTGTGAATCCTTGAAGAGTCTCCACTTACCGTCCGAAGCATCGCGGAAGATACCTGAGTAAAGGTCTAGCGAACCGCTGGTATCATACATACCGAACAGACCGATGTCAACTGCGTCGGTTGCATTGTTGTCGTTACCAACGAATACGAGAGGATCGGTAACAGTTAGAGTTGTCGAGTTAACAGTAGTTGTTGTTCCCGAAACTGTTAGGTTTCCTGCAACAGTAACGTTAGCACCCGAAAGTGTAAGAGCAGTAGTTCCGTCAGATGCCTTAATGTCATTACCACCAACAGTTAGATCACCAGCAACAGTAACGTTAGCACCGTCAAGTGTAAGGGCAGTAGCAGAAGATGACTTAATGTCATTACCAGTTACGGTAAGATCGCCAGCAACAGCAACGTTTGCACCGTCAAGTGTAAGAGCAGTAGCAGAAGATGACTTAATGTCGTTTCCAGTAACTGTTAGGTCACCAGCAACCGAAACATCCGCACCCGAAAGAGTGATAGAAGTAGTTCCGCCATTTGCCTTAATGTCGTTACCACCAACTGTTAGGTCACCAACAAGAGTAACGTTTTCTGTAAGAGCAACAGTTACACCAGCATCTTCAGAACCTGAACCTGTGATAGTAACTTGGTTTGCAGTTCCAGCAACAGTAGCAACATAGTTACCAGTTGTGTCGGTTCCAAGAGCAACCGAGTTGGCAGCAATCGAGGCAACACCTGATTCACTGATTGTAATGTCGCCAGAAACGGCAGCATAGATGTAATCGCCAATATCTTCAGCAGTAATCTTCTTGTTTGCAGTTGCCGAAGCATCATAAACAAGGAATTCGTCTGCATCAGCAAGTGATGTCAGAGCAGTAGCACCAGTAATATCAGCAGCGATAGCAACTTGGTTGTCTGAAACTGTTGTCTTAACACCGGCTGAACCAGCAAAAGTCAGAGTTCCGCCAGTTGTGAAGGTATCTGTATTAGGAGTTCCTTGGTTGTCACTTAGTGTGAACGAGGACGAAGCCGGTGACGAGAATGCGAGTTGACCTGAACCGTTTGTGGTAAGGATCTGACCGTTTGTACCGTCTGCGGTTGGAAGAATCAGAGTAAGATCAGCGGCAAGAGTATCTGGTGCCTTTAGAGTTACTTTGTTGGAACCGTTATCTGTTCCTTCAGCAAAGGTTGCTTTACCACCAACTGATGATGTTGCGTCGATAAGACGAGCATCAACCTTGTCTGTGAAATATTTACCACCGACAGCATGAATTGCTGCAGTTCCGCCTTCTACTGATTCAATGTATAGTTTTGCACTTGCGCCGCTATTGCTTGCGTCTTGTGCATATGCCATTTCCCCTTCTAGGAGAGCAGTTGTTGTTGGAGCAGTTGCACCTGAACTTCTTTTAATTTGAATAATTGTTGACATTTAGACTATTCCTTTTTGGTTGTCTTCGTTGTTAATACGTTCCACCGTCTATATTATCTAATACCACTTCAGATGCAGGGTTTGCTGCTTCCCATTTGTTAGTAGCAGTGTTGTAAATTAAAGTGTATCCATCTTGGATACCGTCTACATCCACATCTGCCAACGTTTCTATTTTGGTTGATGTTCTTTTACTTACTATATTTGTATTTATAGTATTTGAAGTTCCTACTGTAACTTTTAGTGCCATTATTTTGTTACCTCTGGATTGATTACAACGATACCCTCTAGGACTCGTAGCGTTTCGCCTTCGCCTGTAATTTCAATATCATACACATACCTCCCTGCTTTTATTGCTGATGTTTGCACAGCAGTCAATGAAATAGTAACTTCACCATCTTCTGGTAAAGTAATTTCAGCAGTAAAACTAACGGAAGTATTAGTATAATATGATTTGCGCATTTGTGCTGCAGCAGTATAATCAGTAAGATCTTTCGGATCCCCGTTCTGATCATTTACCATAAGAGACAAAGAAAAAGTTGTTCCTTGGTCGATATAGATATTTTGAATTTGTGCCATCGGGAACCCTTATAAATTACTATGACACTATTTATAATTTTGGAGTTGTGATGAAAACAATTATAATGCTTAAATATGGCACAAAATATTCTGCCGATGATGTGAATAGAATCGTCAAAGATACAGGCAGGAAATATACATACGTATGTTTTACCGACGACCCGACTGGATTGGATCCAATTGTTGTTCCTTGGCCGTTGCCAGATGATATAGAAGGTCACTGGTATAAGGTTTGGATGTTTAGTCAACGAGGATTTGGTGATGTTCTTTATCTGGATCTAGATATTCGTATTCAAAAAAATATTGATCATCTGTGGAAATACCTTGACATTTATCCAACAATAGCGTATACTTACTGGAAGAATATAGAGTTTCCTGATTATGTCGGAGAAACTCATGGCATGCGGTATTTAAGTAATTACAACTCGAGCGTAATGATGTGGAAAGATGGGACTGTTCATCATATATGGGAGCACTTTCAATCAGATCCAGATTACTTTATGGTTAAGTATTTTGGCGACGACAGGTTCTTGTGGCACGAAGATTTTAGATTTAATTATTTTCCGAAAGGCGAGATTTATTCGTTTGTTTATGGTGCAGACTATTACGGTATAGATGACCATAACAAATCTTTCTACTATCGCCCAAGTTACACAATAGCATTATTAAATGGATTAGACCAGTTTCCTGGAGCAGATAAAGAGTATGATGAACTTCGTATGCATTAAGTGGGGCGATAAGTATCCCGCCAAATATGTGAATAATCTTTACAATATGGTAAAGAAGAACTACACCAACCTTTTCACATTCACGTGTTATACGGATGATGCCGATGGTTTAATTTGCGATACTGCACCTATACCTGATGATGGTATCCTACATCCGAAATATTGGTTTGGCAAAGAAACCTTCTGTTTCGACAGAGCAAAGTTCTCAGTATTTAATTCGCACAACTGGTTAGGGTACGTAGGTAACTGGTGTTATTTTGACCTTGACGTAGTAATCCAAGAAGATATAACTGAGGTTCTGGAACTTGCACAGAAACCTCGCATCATTCAATGCCGCTGGCAACCACAATCACAGAAACATGACAGACTGTTTATTGACACCAGAGGAACTTTTTTCAACTCTAGTATGATGCTTTGGCCTGGTAAATCATGCGAACATATCTACAACGATGCCATCGAGAATTCCGAATCGATATTTAAAACTTTCTTCAAGGGAAGCGATAATTATCATTACTGGAGGCAGAGAGACTTCTGGAAAGATATTCCAGGTGGATGGATCTATTCTTGGAATCGAGGAAAGCATCATCCAGATGACATTGAAAGATTTAAGTTTCGACCCGATGCTAAGATTTGCTTGTTCAATACAGATAATGTTCCTCATCCTTCCGCCAAAGAGCAAATAGAACTGGTAGATTGCCAAGATGAAAATATTATTGGATTGTGGAAATGAGAGTTAATTACGTCTGCTGTAAATGGGGTACAAAGTATTCCGCTGAGTTTGTCAACCGTCTTTATAGAATGGCAAAGAAGCACACCCCTGATAATTTTGAGTTCCATTTCTATTGCTATACAGATAACAGCGAAG